ATCCCAAGACTGAATAACAAACTCACATTGAGGTGGCTCTCTGCCTTCCCATATCTGCCACCATTCTCTTTTAACCAACGCTCCTTCTTCTGAAGTAGGGTCTTGTTGGTATTGAGCCATCCACTTACTATTGGGTAGCTCGGCTTTTAAAGCCTGTAATTCTTCCATTTTCCAGAACTCTGCCCACAAAGGATTACCTGAAGGCATTATGGCAGGAAGTTCTATTACTTCCCATTGGTCAGCACCACCACGTTTTATGCTAGCATCTACTACTTGACCAGTTAAATCTTTATTGTGCCACCTTGTCATTACCACAACGATAGAACCATTTGGTTGCAAACGCTGTCTCGGACCTGATGTGTACCACTCGTATGTTCTATTGAATACGTTTATATCGGCACTTGCACCTTCTTGTTCTGAATGAGGGTCATCAATGATTAGTAGGTCAGCACCTTTACCAGTAACTGCACCACCCACACCTATCGCAAAGTATTCGCCACCTTTGTTTGTATTCCACCTACCTGCTGCTTTGCTATCAGATTGCAAGCTAACATCTGGAAAGACTTCTTTATAATCTTTGCTATTTACCAGGTTTCTGACTTTCCTACCAAATCCTACAGCTAATTCAGCCGTATGGGCAGTCTGTATTATCTTCTTATCAGGAAACCTACCTAGAAACCACGCAGGAAGCAAATAAGAAGCAAACTCACTCTTAGTGTGTCTAGGTGGCATATTGATGATTAAACGCTTTAAATCGCCTTTAGCGACCCTTTCAAACGCATCAGCCATTATTTCGTGGTGTTTACCATGAATAAATGCTGACCACATCTCCCCAACAAAAGTCATAAACTCATCGTGACACTTCTCCCTATTTTTAGCTTGTTCTAATTCTTCAAGGAGAGACAATAACTCTTGTTTTTTAACAGGGGATAAATTTTTTACTTTACCCAGTAAGTTTTTGTTCATGTTTATTACGCTCCTTTCTCCACAAAACAAAGAAAAGTAAAATTAATGCAGGTTGCAGGAATACAAATATAACGATATTAGCAAGCTGATATCCCATTCCAGTTACATTCCCAGTTACTTGCAAAATATAAACACAAATATTAAAAAATAGATTAATAATTTCTTGCATATAGATAGTATATACTTATTTAATAAATACTTCTTAAATAAAATCTTTAGTAAGTACCTAATATATTTAGTATTTACTTATTAAGTAATAATTACTAGGTATAGGAACTACAAGATTTTACCATATTGCACCCCCTTCACAAAAAAAGCAAGTATTTTTGAAAAAATATTATAGGGGGGTGTAGGAATCCTAACCCTTTTCTAGAAAAAACCTTATATTTGGGTAAAAACTGCTAGCAGAATGCAATATAATAGGGGGGGGTATATGAAAGTTGGTGATATCTTGTGTAAATCACTATGTATTATAGTCAGTCAAGTAACGTAATTATACACAGGTGGGTGGGGGGTCTAATGTCAGCTCATATTTGTCAAAAAAAAGGTAGGGTCAAAGAAAAGAAAAGAACTTATATAATTTTAAATACCTTACAACTACGCACATATCCGTATAAATTCGCCTGGAATATCTTTCGCTCTGGTCGAATGCCTGGGTAAGCTACCTGGTCAATTCGCCTGGTTAATTTCTCTTGTCCAGGGAACAACCAGGAATGAATTAATTTAGTCCTAGATTAAGGTAGTCTTATAATTGATTAAGATAGTCTTATGCCTGGTTAATCTTCCTGGCTATCTAATAGGGTCTTAATCTTCTCTTCTATATCGGCTTCTATGTCCGTGCTTGCTCGTGCTTCTTTTGTCTCTACTACATCACTAAACAATGCAACGCTCTTACCTAATAGCTCTAATGCTCTAATTTTAGATGCTGAAGTATCAGCTTCAGTAGATTCTTTATATAGTCTCTCAAGAACGTAAGACCTTGTTCGGATGCTTGAGGCTACTGCATGGTCTTCCTTCCTCTCTAATGCCTTCCTGATACTTTGGGTTATCTTAGGGTTTGAACTTAATAGTCTGCTTGCTTCTACTTCTACCCATTTAGGAATAGTTCCATTCTTGTTAGGCTTAACGTCATAGCTATTGAAGTAGGCTTCTTTATATGTGGGGTAAGTTCCTTTAACAATTGCATCAACGAATTTTCTTTGCTTGATTGTAAGGTCGTCTTCCTTCCCAACAATTTTAAGACTGGTCTTTTTATTTTCCTTCATGCTTGCATTATGTAACTTTTTCCCTGGTTATGTAATGCTCACATTATGCTAGCAATTATGGTGTGTTCTGATATTATTAAATATTCAATTAAACCAACGGAGGTTATATAGAAAAAGTTCAAGATAGTGTACTGGGTCGTGCAAGGGCTTAACCAGTAATGAGGGTCACAAGAATTACCCTCGGAAATAGAAGTAAAGTTCCAAAACAAAATGCGTACTCAAAGAACTAACGAAAGACTTACGAATAAAAGTTGAAACAAAGTTAGGGAGACGGAAACGTAAAATTCCAGTTGCGACATCCTCCAATGTCCTAAGAGGTGGCTTCTCTTAGCTGAATGAGTGAGGTAATAAATTTATGTGGTCAATGCCTACGACTAATCAGCGTGTTGCATTGTTAAGACAAATCTAAGTTTATTGCCTCTAGCCAATTTTAAAAACGAAACAGACTGGAGGGTCTAACTATGAAAAATAAAAGTGAAACAAAGACAATTAAAATCAAACTTAGTTCTTTGGATATTTTGAACACAAGATTGTGCATGAGATATAGAGAATTGGATTATGGTTTATATTGTATGCTCGTTGATGAGGTTACGAATGTCCTAAGAGGAATCCCTGTAGATATGCAAGATGCACTTGTTAAAACTGATTTTCTTATTCCTGAAAAAAGCTAATGTTTACAAATATAGAATTGGAATATTTAGAACGGAAACATAAGCAACATTTCAAGCATTTAACTTGGATTGAATTTATTCAACATGAAAAGCTAGTATTGATTCTTGTAGCATTACGAGAATTAAAACAGGAATTTAATATTCCTAGTGATAACTTTCATTTAGAAGATGCTTTTAAATTTACAGAAGATTTAAGAGAAAAATATTTAAGAAGGGAGTAGAACTATATGAGAAATATATCTAGAGTCATTGCTACTGCGTTTAGAGATAGGAGAACTAAATCTATTTCTAATTCTCGTACAGATGAGTTCGGTTATTATTTGCATGGTCATAAAATTGCTAATTGGGATAAAGACCACAACGGAAAAATATTATCTTTTTCTTTGTGTGGGTGGGGAACTGTTACAACCAGGGAAAGATTAAATTCCCTGTTTAGAGTTCTTTGTTATCCAATTTCAATTCAGCAAAAGAACTACAACCAGGTTTTAAATTTTAAAGATAAGAGCCTGGTTATAGAATCTGATACTGCGATTAATTATCACGTTGACTTGGATTGTATAACTTTTGGAAGTGATGATATTTCGCTTGCTAAATACGAAGCTATCCAGGAAGGGTGGTTAGATAAAACCAACTGATGAGATTGTGAGATTCAATCGAAACTAGGTAAGCAATTACCTAGTCTTGGTAATAACTAAAATAGGAGTAATTATGGAATTAACCAAAAAAGAAATAGAAGAACTAACTTCAAGTGTTTCTTATAACTTAAACAGGATTAGAGGTCTTGCTGACAATCCTGATATCTTTCTATCTCGAAATAAAAATGGGTCAATTAGAAAGAATAGTAGCTATACACCTGAAATGGTAGCTGAAGCAAGAGAGAGAAAAGTTTTTCTTGAAGGCTTGTTGGCTAAGTTAAACAAATTATAAGGGAGGAAATTAATGCTACTCTTAACGGAGTAGCATTTTTTTTGTTTCTTTTTTTTGTATTTTTTTTTATATTTTTTTTTATTTTTAAAATTGATTGAGATAGTCGTTGAATAAGATAGTCCACGAATTAACGTGCTGAAGAGAATCCTAATTATGGGGTTCAAGAAACTAATTATCGAAAAAAAAAATATTAATAAGGAGAAAAAGTAATGGGCGAACCAAAAATAACAGAAACGAATATGAGTGAAAATTGTCTAGAATGTGGGTTTGTATTAGAGCAAGATGAACAAGAAACAGACATATTAGTTTGTCATAAATGTGGGCTAGGTTGGGAGAAAAGTTAATGTATGAAGTATCAAACCTAAAACATATCAATACTTTATTAGAAAAAGAAAAACAAACTAGACGTATTCAAGATGTTCAAGAATTGTTGAAGTTTGTTATATGGAAATTAGAAAAGGAGAAAGGCTAATGGCTAGAAATTTAATTGAAAAAGATATTATCGACACAGGTGTAAGAATTACACTTGAAAGAAATTATTACAAAAAATGGAACAAGTCCTCGGTCAAAAGAATGTTGACTGCTTTAGACATAGCAAAAGAATTTCAATTAGAGGATTTTGAAGACTGGGAGGGAAACAGGGCAAAGTTGACAATG